AACGATAGATTTCTTCCTGACAAAGCAATAGATCTAATCGATGAAGCAGCCTCAAGATTAAATATGGTCATAACTTCCAAACCTGAAGAAATTGATGTAATTGATAGAAAGGTTCTTCATGCTCTACGAATTTTATTTCAAAGTAATTACTTGTTAATGGGAAATATATTAAGTCACCTTCTTGTGGTCTCTCAGGTGCTTTGTAATCTGGATCCAGTAAAAGGAATTGAGATATAAGATCTGAAAATCTCTGAGCAGAGATAACCATAGTTATTTCATCTTGCTGTGCTACACCAAACTTTGTGAGTAGATCTCCATTGCCAGCAAATCCATCTGGGTTCTCTAGGTATGCTTCAATAATATATGCATCATTAAACTCACCAATCACTTCTTCATTAAAGACACCATCAGTCTGCATGATCTCTCTAGGGCAGTAGAGTATATCCATCCCAAACATTTTGAGATGCTCTTCTACTAAGTTCTGCAATAAGAACTGTTCGTTCCTAGTGCCATGTGTGAAGTAAGTGGATCTTGCCATTAGCCAATCATATCCATAGGCATAGTCTCATAGACTGTGAGCATTTCGTCTTCTAGTTTCTGTACCTTCTCTTTACCTTCGTTATAAATGAACTCACCATTCATAGTAATTCCACCTGGTAACTGTGCTCCTTGGAACTTAATCAAGTTAGCACCCCACTGTCTCTGTATAAGTGCAGATACATATCTCTTCATCCATATATCATTATATACTGCTGTATCTGAAGTTGGATCAATAGCACGATAACATTCCAAAACTAGGAAATCATCTGTATTAACATCAGTTTTCCAGTCTAGATCTAAGTAAAGTTTGTTTCCTCTTAACTGAAATCTTGTTTGCTTCTGTCCCTCTAATAAGAAATATATGTCTTCTAGTCTACGGTTAACCATCTCATAGGTTAAGATTTCTGTATTGGTCAGATCCCAAAGATCATTCAATCTCCACTGATACCTAACATCAAACAAGTTAGTTACGTTCTTAGATACAAATGGGAATACCTTAATCACACTAGTGACATACTCAGGCATCTTTACATAATTATTCTGTTCTGAATAGTCAACAGCAAGAGCATTAGAAGTACCAGCTGCAATAGTAGTGGTAGTATCAGTGACCATGTTATCACGCATGGCTTCACTCCACTTAATTTTTACGTGGGTTCTGATGTAACCATCACTATTTCTTTCATTGTAAAATTGGATAGCATCATCTACTAGATCATCTATCTGATCATCCTCTATGTTTATTTCTAGGACTGGTGCACCGTTTTGACGTAATGCATAATCTATCAGTCCCTGTCTTGTTGAAGCTTTAGCCATTTTAAACTGGGTTGACGTTGAATCTAATTCTTACATAATATGTAGTATTAGAACTGAGGTTTACAGCACCTGGTAAAGTATACTGTGTTAAGTTTGTTGAGTTACCAAGAGATTGGTGAACAATAGTTGCAAATGTATTTGCAGGTGAGAACTGCCAATCACTAGATGAATGCTGATATCCAGTCTTCATCGCAATAGGATCAACTTGGATCGTTGGGTTAAAGGCAGGTGTTATTGTTTGAATATCTGGTTGGTCAACAAGAGGTGTGGAAAAGTTTACTGCTGATGTGTATGAACTTTCCAAGTTTGCATTGTCTCTAAATTTAACCTGTACAGAATAGGTAACATCAAAATCTAATGTTCCTGGTGTCACTGTGAATGATGTTTTATTATTCTCATCACCATTTGGTAGTGTGTTAGTTGTATCATATACAGTTACGTTGTCTGCAACTCTTCTAATTCTCCAGAAGGTTGCCTTATGTGTTGAACCTGCATACTCAGATACAAATGGAGCAGTTGTAATAACTGGTTGTCTTGATAATGTTTTATTAGTATCTGTATCAATAAATGGAGCTACAGATGCTGGTGCTGATACAAATTCAGATTCATTAACTGTTAGAGTAGCAGCATTAGATGTTACTGAGGTTGCTGCTGTATTAGATAACACACAACGGAACTGTTCGTTTGGTGTTGTTGGATATGTTGTTGCGGGAGTAGTATAAGTTGATGAATTTGCACCATTTATATTTGACCAACTTACTGCATTGTCAACAGACTTCTGCCACTGGTATGATATTACATCACTGGTTATTGATGCTCCAATATTAAATGTTGCAGTGCCACCCTCAATAACAGCCTGTGACTGTGGATGAGTTTGAATAGTGATAACACGTAGAACAGTTAATACTGCAAAGTTAGAAGTTATGGATGCTGCTGCTCCAACAAGAGATGCCACACAACGATAACGATCATTTCCATCATCAGCATATACTAGACTTGGTGTGGTATATGATGCTGAGGTTGCTCCACCAACAGATGCATAGTTTGCACCATTATCATCTGATCTTTCCCACTGGTAGGTTGGGGCACCACTGGATGTTGATGTAGTAATTGCAAAGTTTGCAGTACCACCTTCATTAGCAGTTACGTTAGATGGTTGTGCTGTGATAGAGAATGTTCTTTGGACTGTTAGTGTAACTGCATTAGTGGTTACATCTGCTGCAGCACCTACTGCTGCTATAACACAACGATACTGATCATTATGATCTACTGCGTATGTTGTTGCTGATGTTGTATAAGCTGCTGAGGTTGCTCCGCCAACTGGTGAAAAACTGTTACCTCCATCATCTGATCTTTCCCACTGATATGTAACACTAGGTTCGTGTGCAGACTGACCACCTGCAGAACCACCACCTCCACCAGAAGGTGTATCAAAACTTTCCACATCAAAGGATGATGTTGCAGCATTACCACCAACAGGTGACATAGTAACACCACCAAGTGTGGTGAATGTTGCAGTCTGAGTTTCATCAACTGTTGCATCAGATGGTTGGGATGATACAACAACTGTTACTGTTTCTACCTGTAATGTAGCAGCATTAGATGGAAGCTGTGTTGCACCTGGTGCTGAAAGCAAACAACGATATTGATATTCATCTTGTGTTGTTGTTAATGTCTCAGTGGTATATGTTGAAGTAGTACCACCAGAACCTGTTGAAACATTAGACCATGACGAACCACCTGTAATAGATACTTGCCATTGGAATGTGATGTCTCCTGCATCATTATCAGATGTAGTAGCAGCAACACCAAAAGATTGAGTACCTCCAACCGCACCAGTTGCATTGACTGGTTGTGAAGTTATATTGATTGTTCTCTGTACTAAGTTACGTGCAACGCTTGATGTTACATTAGTAGCACCAGGACATGAGACTACACAACGATAGTAGTCACCATAGTCGGCATCGTATGTGGTAGCAGCTGTGACATATGTTGCTGAAGTTCCCCCAGTAGAAGTATAATTTACGCCATCAAGGTTTTCAGATTTCTGCCAATCATATGTAAGTACAGCACCATCTGCAGTAGAACCAGCAATAGTAAATGTGGCAGCTGCGGGTGCCATTGGTTGTTGATCAGTTGGTTGATTACTTATAGTAATGACTCTGAATACTGTTAGTACAACTGCATTTGTATAGGATGGTTGAACAGCAGTAGCAGTATCCATCTTACAACGGAACTGATATGTGTTCTTCAAGAAGTCATCATCTACTGTTAAAGTATTTGTTGTTGCTCCACTATATCCACCACTGTTAGGAACGTTAGACCAACCAACTCCACCATTAGTTGATACTTCCCATTGGAATGTAATGGTAGATCCATCAGAACTAATACCAGATACAGGACCAAATGTAGCAGTGTTACCAGAACCTGCTTCGACTGAAGCATTACTTGGTTGCTGTGTGATTGTAACTAGAACACCAGTTCCTGTTGTAATGAATGAATATGCTCTAGCATTACCTGTGGTATTCTCAGTTACAGTAAAGTTGAATGTAGTGTCAAGATAATCCGAAGTTACAGTACCACTTAATGTACCTGTTGCTGTATCCAATCCCAATCCAGATGCAGCTATGGAGTCTCCACTAAGAGTATATGCTTCTAAAGTTGGTTCGGATGCAAAGGTAGTACCAGTTAAACCTAAGTCAATACTAACACTCTGACCATTAGTAAATGATCCTATAGAACCAGAACCAGTTGTCCAAGTTACATTGGTATCAACAAATGGGAAGAATGCACCACGCTTAGTGGTTAGTGAAGGACCCGATTCATCATACTTAAAGTCAACACCACTATCTACTGGATAGTATATTACATCAGTATATGTACCAGTACCTGCAGCTTCTTGTGTATCTGTTTGAGATCTAAGTGTTACTGATCTAGAAACTACGCCATCAATACTTTCATGTGTTTTCTCTTCTGGTTTAACCAATGCCAAATAGTTTCCAGTACCACCACCCGTTGTACCTGCAGTAGCATTAGTAGAGTTCTGTACAGTAATAGTATTATTAACAGCACTCTCTGCCTGAATAGTTAACCATCCACTCTGTGATAATGCAGCAACGTCAATACCACCAACTGTCATACTACCTGTTGAACCTGATGTTCTTAACTGACACTTCCTACCAACATTACCAATAAAGTGAGAAGCGTCGGCTGGATCAAACTTAACAACAAGGAACTGAGATCCAGCTAATGTTTCAAATGGATTGTCTATTAGTCTTCTATCATCAATACTATTAGTAGGGTAACTTGATACAGCACCTCTTGTTATATCTCCTGATGCTCCACCAGTTCTAATGAATGTCTTGGCAAGACCAGGTAAATTATTTGTACTCAATGTATATCCATTCTTACCACACCATGCTGCAATAATACCTGTGACTAAAGGACCTGAGAATGATGTACCTGCAATGGTCTGATAGTTTGCAGCGTTTGTATATGGTGTATTAGCAGTCCAGTCATATTGTGGTGTAAGAATTCTAGCACCTGGTGCTACAGTTGTTACACCTCCACCATAGTTAGAGAAGTCTGCCCATCTGTCATTATATTCTGTAGCACCAACAGATATCTTATTCTGGTTTGTATCTACGTTGTTGATACCACCTGTACTGTTGTCTGCATAACCTGCAGTTCTAGTACCTGCAATACACTTACCCTGTATAGGTCCAGCAAATGCATCACTGCTATTCTTGAAACCATTACCAGCTGACCTGACTATAATAATATTATTTGTACTAGAAATAGTACCCTCGATATCATCTAGGATCTCCTCGTCAGTACCAGTGTCATCACCACTGTCGTTCAGTTCAACATATGGATATGTCTCTGTAGGGATGGTAGGTCCGAATGATGAGTTGATTACAGCTGGACGATTGTTACCTTTATAATTGGCATTACCACTATCATTGTGATCAATAACTGCCTGATAAGCACCTAGGATATCAGTGTAACTACCAGACAAACCACTGTTAAAACACTTAAGTGCATAGATCTTAGCGTTCCTACTTATTCCAGCCGTTCTTCCAGCTGAAAGGATTGCACAATATGTACCATGTCCATTGTCATCTTCGTTAGTACTATATGGACTTGTATATCCAGTAACCTCATATACCCTATAGTTCTGTTGCTCTGAAGTACCATTTAAGTCAGATACAAAGTCTGGGTCGTACAACTCAGGGTGAAGAGCAGCGTTGTTACCAGTTGGTCTACTTGCTCCACGCACACCTGTATCAAGTACATAGATGTCAACTCCATCTCCTGACTGGTTGAAACTAAATTGATTGTTTAAATATTGCCTGTCTTGTTTTGATAGTCTATCTAAGTGCCAGTAATCATGTACGTTGATTGTACCGAACCTGTCTGGAACTGCACCATATCGTCCCATACCAGAATGAAGAGTACAATAGAAGTATAAGACAGATGGTGTACCTGTACCAATAACTATCTCAGTACTTGCACCTGCCTGACCTGGTGTTCCTGATACAGTCACACCTGTGGTCATTTCAGAACCACCTGTGGTGTGTATACCGTCTGGAGTTAAAGAAAATCTTAGTGGATGATTAGCGTTTGATGTATCTGACTGATCAAATGTATATGTTGCTCCTTGTAAGAAACCAGTCTGGTTATTATATCTTGAATATGTACCGCCTTGACTTGATGAGAATGTATAGTAATTATTACCTGATATGTTCTGAACCTTTACATATATGGTTCCAGTACCACTACCTGTTAAGTTTCTAGTATTAGAAGTCGCAGTGTTTTCACCAGTAGTATTTAAACTTGTTGATCCACTGGTATCTATTGCTAAAGCACCTGTGTCCACAGGGTCTAGAGAGAATGCTTCTTTATCCCATGTTACTTTCTTGACAACAGAAAGTGCACGTAACTTCTCGATCAACCCAGACTCATACTTCTCTGGGCAATCAAAAGTTATGATTGAAAAACTTCTATAGGATGTTACAAATGTAAGAAACCCATATATGTCTTGGATACCTTTTACAGCCGAATCCAGACTATATCTATCAGCTACCCTTACGACTACTCGCTTCATTAGTATTGGCACTATAATCCTTCAGATCTATTTAGTCGCAAAAACCTTAGGACAAAAAAATACCCGAAAAATTTTTTCGGGTAAAATGGAATCAAAAAGTGAATTTCCTATTCTGTCTGTGCCATCAATTTTTTTATCTCCCCTTCAGTAGGTAGCTTTGCCATCCTCTCTACTGGTTTGGAGAACTTCAAATCATGTTTAGAATCGAATTGAAACTTGGTTCTGAGGTGTGTCTTATCTCTTTCGATTATTAAATGATAGTAGTGTCCATAGACATTCTCTGTGGTTCCTATTGATATAATAGTTCTACCATTATAAAATTCTCCTACTTTATAGGGGCAAGTCTCCATAGTCCCATCAAAAGGAATATGAAACTGTCTAGAATTTACATGCTCCTGTTGTCTGAGTTCACTTGACTTTCCTATCTCTGAAGCTTTATTCGGTCGTAGGGGCATCTGGTATTCCTTCCTCTGGTTTCTTGAGTGTCATATTTAATGCTTCTATTGCTCCTTCCAATCTCAGTACTTGGTCTTTACGAGTTGATAGTTGCTTTTCAAGTTCAACGATTGTTGCCTTTTGTTCTTTTAATTGATCGGTGAAGTCCTTCACCATTGTCTCAGCGTCCATGTTTTAGAATGATAAGTGTACTATTTAGTGCAGAAATGCATTGAAGGTTAGGCGGTTTGTATCCCATCCGTCCTGTACAAAGTACGGTGAGTGCCACATTCTACCTTCATATACTAGCAAAGAATTAAACTCATGTGGTTCCACATGATACCTTTCCCAGTCTTTAGATTTGTATTGTGATGGGTCAAAGTTAACAAAGGCACTTACTTTGTTAGCAAGTCTTGATGTTCGATAGTTCTTGTCAGATGACACATACTCTTCTTGGAACTCTTTACTTTTCCAGAATGCAGTACCTGACTTAGTATCCATCAACTCCTCATCAAAGTTTAATGATAACACAGCAGCATAGTGAGTGTCATCTGTATGTGGTGCTAGACTACACATACGACATTTCTCCTGTACCTCATACATTTGAAATGTAAAGTGGGAGAACTCTGGTTGGAGCATAATTTTCTTATCAGCTTCAAAGTAAGTTGACAATAAGAACTTGAAGTTAGGGTAGAACTGGTTTGCTATGTGTCCTAACTTATGCACATAGCCAGGTAGATTAGAGAATTGACCGCTAACTGTATTGACATAATCAGTTGCTAGTGCATATGCTCTTACCTGTTCTGGGTTCTTAAAGAAGTTTCTGATCTTAATAACCCTGTTCTTTGCACTCCCGATATGAAGTTGCTCAACCTCCCAATCCTTTGGGTGATGAGTTTCCAACATTTGAGGATCTACTATCTTCATTTTTTAAATACACCAAGTTGTCTTAGTAGGACAATAGTAAGCACTGTCCAAAAAATTACATACCATGCACTCATAATTAATTACCGCTAATGTATTGTTTTACTGTGTCATCCTTTTCAAGTACCATTACATGAATACCATTCCACCAATGGACTGGACTTTCAATAACACTACTTAGGATCTTTCTCTCAAGATAACATTTTAAGTTGTTCTCCTGAGCCCATGATACTGCTCCTTCAACAACACCATCAAAGTTAGCATCATCAACAATAAGAATAAACTTCTCATCGAGGAAAGGTAACAAATGATTTAAGTTGTTCATCTGTACCATCATATCATGATTTGCGTCATAAAACAAGATGTTGACTTTACTACCACCAAAGTCTTCTTCAGTTAGTTCTTCAACACTTGCCTTAACAAATGCAGCATTACCATTCTCATACTTCTGCCAGTTGTTAACAAAGGTATCATAAGGATTACCACACTCAGTCCACATACCACGATCGACTATCGGTTTAACATTTGGTTCTGAGAAGTCATCAACTCCAATACATTTTGCCTTATTGTTCATGGTAGCAGCAAAGAATGTACTACCAGTATAAGTACCAAGTTCAAGATATACTGCATCATCATGTGAACAAAGACTATTAAGGAAATGTCTTATCCTGTTTGATGATAGTCCTTGAATACTATATCCTTCTGGTTCAAAGTTAGATGTCTGTGTGTTACCATCGTCTATTGCTTTCAACACTCTCTGAGTATAGTCATCAACAGTAGTAGGTCTTCCTTGTTTCTTGAGGTGTGCATCAACGACTGCTTCACAGTAGTTGCAGTCCCAACATTCAAAACCACATGTTTTTATCTTCTCTCTCCATAGAGCAATAGGACTATCTGGTATCTTAAGATCCTCCATGTACTCTTTAAAATCACCTGTGACAAGTTCATGTTCAGATGCCCATGCTTCTATCATCTGCATAGACTCCATTAACTTCATGCCATTTTCCCTACCATGCATCTTGAATACATCTATGCCAAGGTCAAGGAACTCTTCCCAATCCTCTCTCCATGGAGGTAAGTTAGCTGCCTTTAGTGCATGAGAGTTATCTTCTATATCCCATAGTGAACAAGAATGAGTACTGATAGGATCATTGAAATACTGAGGAGTTTGTTCTGTCCTTGTATTATTGAAATGATAATGCTCATCCATCATAGAGCATCCACCCCAACTACCCTCATTTGCCAATAGAGATAACTCTACTGGTTTACCAATCTCAGCACAATATTCTTT